TACAAATAATTTTTTTCTTTTTAGAGTTAGCACTTGCACTTGCTGTTGCTTGAGCCGCTTCTACTTGTTGATTGGCAGCTTCAATTTGTTGAGTAGCAATTTGTGCTTGGTTTTTCATTTGTTGATTAAGAGTTTTAATATTCTCTGTAAGGTTTTTTACAATATCTTTTTGTGTTGTTAATTGTGATGCTAGTGTTTCTTTTTGTGCACCCAATCCTCTTACTTGAGCAGTTAGTGAAACTCTTTCTATACCCTCTTTAGTTCCTTTTAAAACAGAACTTTGGAAATCACCAAGTAACACTTGATATCTTGCTTGAAGTTCTCTAAACTCTCTATCTCTTTGTAATACTTCTTCTGTTTTAGCGGCAACATCCGCAATCAATTGGTCTATTTGTGTTTGTAATGTTGATATTTGATTTAATGCAGCATCTCTTTCTTGTGTTAAATCTTTTATTTGTTGTAATAAATTCTGATTTATTTCTTTCTGTTCAATTAATTTATCTAATCTAACAAACTGACCTCGTGATTCTCTTGGTTTATTTATTAACTCATCAACCTTTATATCAAGTGCTTTTTCTAATTCCGATTCTGTATAATAAGGTCTTTCTAATGATGAAGCTGTTTCTCCACTAAAAGAAGTTTGTTCTACATTTTGTTCTTCTTGTGGTTCTAGTAAATCTGTTTTTATTTTTGGATTTTTTTGTTTACCTCGAATTGGTTCCTCTCCAAATGGTTTTTCTATTTTTTTGGATTTTGGATTAACTTCCTTTCCATCCTTTTTACGCACAACAATACCATCAGAGTAATCTCTCTTTATAGCCTTTGAACCTTTTTTTAAAAGTTCATCAATTCTAAATCTATCGTTTAACGCCATTTTATTTCTCTACGGTGAAAGTTAACTCTTTATCAGTAAAGTATTCAATCACACCACTTCTATTTACTTTTATTTCTATATAGTAATCTCTGTTATATTCAAAGTTACTTAAATTTAATTTAAAATAATTACCATTTGAATCACAACTTACTTTTGTATAGTTATCATTAAATGGAACCACAACTTCATTTGTTACCGCATCTTTAATTTGGTAATAAGTAGTTGATGGTAAATAATATACATCTGTATAAGCATATTGATTGGTGTAATTTTTAAGAGGATATTTTTCTCTCCCAAAAACTCTGATTGTAGGTTTACTTCCTCGTTTATATCTTACTTTTAATCTCTTAAATGTGATATGAATATCATCGGCAGTTAATGCACTAAGAGAACCAGTAGAGAAAGAAGAATCATCCCAACCAATTCTTAACTTCGGTTGGTATATAGTATTTGTTTCTTTTGAAAAAAACTTTAATTGTCCGTAATCTTCGGTATCATTTTCTAAAGATGAATCGTGTTTTATAATCCAACCCTCATTTGGTATTGAACTACTTATCCAAGAGTTAAGTGGAGTTAGAACATCCATCTCTATATCAGTTGACTCATATGAAAAAGATTGTGATGCTGCAGAACCAGTGTACCAAGTTCCACCCTTACCATTAAATGAACCAGTTGTTCCACTTGCAAAATCAGTTCCTAACCAAGTTAATGAGGTTGTTCTCTTTTCCCAAGAACACCCATCAGTACTTATGTTATCAAACCGTGTTCCTATACCCATATCCCAAGATTGAGAAACAGGATAAGCATAAATTGTATAATCAGTTGGTATTTCACTTGATTCACATTCTTTTAAAATAAGTTCAGCAGAACTCATTGTAATTTCACCACTTGCTATTGATTCCGAAATAGCATTTGTATCAAACTTGATTAATGTTCTTGCGTTATCTTTTAAGTTTCCATAATAAGTTTTGGAAACTTCTAATATTTCATCAAACCCAGTATTTTGTGTGGGTTGTTGTAAATAGATTGTAGTATCTTTAGATGATGTTACGAAATAATACATTATACAACCCTCCCTTTTATATCTTTGTTTGGAAACTTCACTTCAAATATAGATGGGTCTAAAGATGGGTAAACCATTTTACCTTTAGTTGCATCTAATATATTATAAGAATGTGATGAATAGTTTCCTAAACACTTGTTAGTAATTTCACACTTAGGTACTGATTGTACTCCTTCTACTCCTGCAATCAATAATTCAATTTCAGAAATATTAATTGGCATATTAAAAGTCCAATTATCAATATTAAAATATTCTTTTAATTCGTTTATACATTTAGTAAGAACTTCTCTTTTAGTATATCCACCATAAACTCTAATTTCAAAATCTAATCCAATATTAATAACATAACCATCAATAAAGTTAACTCCATCTGTTAACATTCTGTACTCACCTAAATAAGTTTTTAAGTTTTCTTTTACTGCTCTGTTTAGAGTTTGTAATTTTTTATTAGTATCATATCCAAGTAAATACAAATTAATTGCAAAAGGATTGTTTTTTTCATTTTGATTTCCTTTTTTACTTGCTAAAAAGTTTCTTAATTCATCTTTGATTTGTTGCTCTGTAAGTTTCTTTTCTCCTAAAGTTTGTACTAATCCTGCAAACTCTTCTAATGAATTAGGATTGTTAAGGATAGAAGAAGGAGAATTATTATCTAACTCACCATCTGGTGCACAATATGCCTTTGCAACTCCACCAAATTTAGATGGCATAGAAAGTGCTCTTACTTGATAATCTTTTCTTGTTACTGCTCTATTTTGTGAACCGAAATTAGCAAGAGCGTTTTCTCTTATTTCATCGATAGTTTCTTCACCCCTACCACCTGTTGCTGGTGTTTCGTTATCACACGCAATAGATGCTTTACCTTGATTATACAATCTTAATTCACTTGGAGTAAATATTGTAGTATCTTCATCATATTCTATTCTTTGTATAGATGTAAGTTCACCTTTAGCAACATTTGATTCTACACCACCACCAATTAAATATTGTATTGTAAATGTTCCACTCGGTGCCTGTCCATAAGATTTTGTTTTCAAAAAGTTTGATGGGTCAAATGATGCTCCTAATTTATCAATAGAATTATTTAATCCCAATCCAACATTTTTAAAGTTTGGTATTAGTGTTTCATCATCACTCGCAGTACCACCACCAAAAACAAGTGAGGTAGTATTATCATCATTAACTTGTGTTGTGAATCTTCTTGATGTTTTTAATGTTTTTAATATTCTTGATACTCCATCAGTTTGGTGTTGTGATAGGTCTTTATCATATTGTTCGGTATTTGGATAATCAATGTAAACCAATTCTTGTGCAAGATAAGGAACATTATACCACTTATTACCATTTGAATCTCTTACATCAACAATGTCAACAACATTAGTATCTGCAATATTAATTTTAGAGAAAGAAGTATTTCCATTGAAAGTTTGAGTAAACTCCTTTAACTCTGCCGATATTGCCTTTATTGTTTTTTTAACCAAGTATTGAATTGGTTTTGTAGAATCATTAGGGTCATATGCCCATACTGTAATTTCTCTATCGTTTTCATCATTAAAATCTAAAAGTTCACTTGTTCTAAATCTTGTATTTGATTTTGAAGATTGGATAATCATACCTTCTTTTACTCTAAGATAAAATCTTGAATCAGGTTCATAGTTTGTACCTGATTTACTATTTGAGTTATAAATCGATGGAACGAGTTGATATACAGATACCTCTGCTACTGCTGGTGAAGTTACCTTTGGTTGGTATCCTAAGTACTTTGCAAGAGCAATAACATTTGCCTTATCTTCAGCATATAACATTAAAGATTCTTTTAATGAATCATCAGTATAATAAGAAAGAATATCTCCAACATAAGATGCCATTTCTATGAACATCATACCTGGTGAGGATTCATTGAAATCAGAATGTGTTTTTGGGAAATAAGTTTTAGCATACTCAATTAGATTTTGTCTAAACTGTGCAAAATCTTTGTTAAGATATTTTATATCTCTTCCCTTATTACTTTTAAATGTTGCTGAATTTAATGCCATCTTAATTTGTTCCTTGTACTGTAAATGTTAATTCGTGTAAATCAATTTGATTACCAACTGTAAACTCTAAACTTAAGTTTACTCTATTTTGGTCTTTCAATTCATTTGTCATTTCAACATCTATATTTTTTATATTAACATATGGTAACCAATAATTTACATTTTTTGTGATTGTTTCTTGAATCTTTGATTCTAAATTATCATCTATTTGTTCAAATAATAAAGAATGTAAACCAGTACCAAAGTTTGGTTGCATAACTCGTTCTCCCTTTTTTGTAAGAAGTAGATTTTTCAAATTTGATTTTGCTTGTTCAAATGAAACAAAAGCTTGTTCAAAAAATCCTGTTTCTCCTTTTCTTAAAGGTAGGGTAATACCATAGGCATAGGAATCAAAATCTTTTGTATCCTTTACAATTTTTCTACCGATTACATATGCCATTTATAATCTCCTATCTTTTAAACTTTTTTACAAGTGCAGAATTATCTCTATTTAGAATTCTATCTAAACCAGGTAATCCTGTTTGAACTCCAAGACCTGTTTTACTTGGTCCTTTTTTTAAATCACCATAACCCATTTTTTGTGCCATCTGAGCTCTCATCATATCAGTACCACCTTGTGCACCTTGAGAGTTAAATGTTACAGTTTTATCCATACTTTCATTTACAG